CATCAACCATACCAGGGAGTGCTTCAGTAACTGCCTTTGTTACAGCTTCTGTTGCATTTTTTCTTGCTCGTTCAATGAGCACATCTTTATTTAAATAAAGATAAGCACCTCCACCAACAACTGATAGTGAAACCAGTCCTGATAGAAGTGCTACGATGTTAATTAGTTTTTGCATTTTGTTCCTCTTTTTTACCAATAGACGGTGCTTTCTTAGGAGCAGATCCGTTCTTGGCAGGAGAGAGTCCAAACGCAGCTAAGGATCCAGAAAAGACCGAGGCGATGAAGGTGGGATCAAAATCCAGAATCTTTTGACCATTGGGCAAGCGAACGTAGCTGAATGTAAGAAGGGATGCAGACCAGATAAGGACTACAACTTTCACTAGATTACCAAGAACTTCACTTTTATCTTCATCGTTATCCTTCTCTTCAGCAACGACCTTAGATTTATCTTCAGTCATGTTGATGGAGTGAGGCAGCTCTATTTATGCCTGTGCCTCTGTCCAAGAAAGACGTGCGTCAATTTTACGGAAACCAGTACCAATATTTGTAACTCGAATACCTACAACCTCTGGTCCGTCTGGGAAAATACCCGATGGATTTGGTGGAGATGTATTAGCATAGTTGGTAGTACCACCACCTAGGATAGAGTTAGAGATTTCTTTAACATCTCCTAGGTCGTAACTAGCAGGAACTCCATTGTCTTCTGCTCCACCAGCATAGAATCCGTAGATAACTTCTCCACCAATAAAGTCAACGTTTGATTGACCATTCATATCAGTGTACTGTGCTAGTGATGTACCTCCAACTGGATACCAGTCAACAGTAGATGTTGGAATTGGATTGAGTACCAGTTCAACAAAGAACTGACCCTCAGATAGCACGTCCATACTACGAAGAACCAGTTGCATTCTGTTTACTAGTTCTCTCTTACCAAAGTCACCAATGATTCCATTATCAACTGATGGTGCTAGTCTTACTGCAAGAATAGAACGTGTCTTGTTTCCTCCAGTACCAATAGCTCTTTTCAGTTTCGTTCCAACCGTGTACACATATGCTCGGTCATCGTCATAAAGACCATCCATGATAACAGATGAACCCCAGTGACTAATCTGTGGTACAGATGTTGCTGCCAACAGTTCAACACTAGTTGGTTGATTTGCATCATATGTAAATCCTTGTGCCGTACTAGAACCAAGTGGAATTGTCTTCACAGCAGTTGGGTTTGCAGAGGTGATTGCTCTACTCAAAGCAATCGTTGTACCAGTAATTGAATGAACATATGTTTCTGCAGGAATTCCTGTTCCAAAAACTCTTTGTCCTGCCTGAATACCACTAGCAGAAGAAACTGTACCAGTAGATGCACCAGATGCCATGGTCAGGTTGAAATTAGTATTTCCTGCTTGTTCTCTAGTACAACCAGTAAATGATCCAGCAGAAGCACGAGATAATGGAGACAAGATAGATCCAGTTGCATCGTCTAGTGCCAAACCAACTGTGCTACCTTGAGTATCAGTGATCTGGAAGTCAGTTCCGTTAGCATCAACAGCAGCAACATAATAAATCTTATTTGCTACAACGTTAGAGAAAGGTGTATCAAAAGAAATGGTCTGTTGACCACCAGGAGATAAACCAGCAGTGCTAGGTACAGTAATAGCATCACTAGATGCACTAACACCAGTTACATCCTGCTGGAATACTGCCCTGCCAGTATAGTTGATATACTCAATGGTTGCTGCAGAAGCAGAAGTAGTTTTTCTAACGCGAAGAGTACCAGAATCAGGGAAGTGTGTTGGTGCTGCAGCAATGTAAAGTGTAGTGTCTCCTGATCCAAATGTCTTAGAAATGGTAGATGCTGGTGGAACAGTATTGACTTCATAACGAGCAGGTAGATTACCTGATCTCATATATGCTTCAGTATTCTGGTTGTTGTTAGGAATCTTGTGTGCGTAAATTACGTTACCATCAAGAGCACGGAATCCCCAGCGGATAAAACCAGCACCATACCAGGAGTAGTCCATGTAGAACATCTGCATTCTGGTTGGGTCTAAAGTGTAACCAGACTTACCAGTACCATCACAACGGTCAATGTTCCAGTCTCCCTGTGCCCATTCTGTTTCAACAGTCTTAGTTACAGGAACGTTAGTTGCATCTGGTCCACGATAGTCAGGGAAGATAACCAACTGAGTATCAGAAATGATACCATCAACACGATAAGAAGAACCACGAATGACAACATAGTCACCAGGCTTCAGTTGCTTAGCAAACTTGGTTCCTTGACCATTAGCAGCAGTGAAACTGGAGACAAGCGTTTCTCCCTGATTTACATTGACTCTACCAGACAACTGGAACGTAGATGTTCTGCGAACAACACTAAGCGAACCACTTGCCCAACGGAAGAAGATACCGTTTTGCTGGTCCATCATACCGATCTCTAGTTTAGTTCCATAGGAATCGATAGGAGTTACAGTGTACTCACCACCAGCAGTTGCAATAGATGGTGCTGAAGTAGCAGTATATTGGAAAGTGTAAGCATCAATTACATTAGTGACATCATACACTCCATTGTAATTATTATCATCACAACCACGAACATCAACCTTAGTGTCTCTAGTGACGTTATGTGCTCCTTCTGCCACAACAGTTACAGTTGTACCAGATGCAGTGATGCTATCAATGTTTTCAATAGCAGGTTCCAGAATAGAACCAGTGGAGAATGATACACCTTTACCAGACTGATAACGGAAGTAACGTTTGGTTTGTCTAACTGCCTGTTGGTTCTTAGAGTGAGAGTTGGTAGAGAATTTTACACCACCGTCAAATGCTCTATGCTTTGAAGAACCCTGTGGTCTTGGATAAAGTTTGATTGTTCCAGAAGAAACAGAACCAGATGGTGCTGAAGATGGATAGTAAAAGAATCTAGTAGGACTCGATACTCTAGCAACAGTCCACGAACCATTTACATTAGTACCAGAAGATCCAGCAATAGCAATTTCATTTCCTACCTCAAGACCATGTGCTTGTGTAGTATCTACCTGTACAGATCCTGTCATGACACCACCAGCAGAACCAAGAGAAACAGTTCCACCAATATCAGATGCTGTATAATGAACACCAGTATATAATGCTGTTCTAGCATTCTCCCAAATCCCACCAGATCCAAGAGTCCATTCAGTAGATGCAGTGTATGTAAAGTCGGTAGATCCAGATACAGAGTCTACAATGAATACACCATTAGCACCAGGGAATGTTGTATCCTGCATAAAAATAGCAGTACCAGCAGCAGGACGTGTAGATACAGCAGTGTTTACAGATACTGTAATTGTTCTAGAATTTTGTACTGCCTGAACGTCAGTAATTGTGATGGCGTCTTCGCCCTTATAAGCAAATGGGTTGTTGTTGATCATCGACAACGATTCCCACTTCGTACCCTGAGTACCGTACTCAAAGTCAGTATCAATCTGTGACTGAGGTGTAGAGAACTTTGCTTTGTTTACAGCATCATGATAAGTCTCAGATGGTTCAATAGTTTCTTCGTATTCATCAACCACAATTTGTAGTTGATCCGTATCCGACATGTTAGTGGTGTTGTATGCCAAGACAACTCTTGTCGTCGTGACATTTCTAATATCAGTAGCAATGTGATATTCAGTAGCAGTCAGTTCAGGATCAGAGAAATTGTAGATTACCTTATTATCTTTTACGTTCGTGATCAGAATCAAGTTCTCTCGCTGAACACCACCAGGAATGATCACCTCACGCTCTGATGCGTCAAAAAGATAATAGTTACTCTGAATAGTTTTCCTTGCCATTACCTATGTTCCTTTGGAATATTTTATGCTTTATCTATTTATCAGACACCGTACTTACCACGGGTGGCGTTGAAGTTTCTAGATATCTCAGCTGCAAATAATTTTCTATCATAGAAACGAATTTGTCCAATCCTACCATCAAGTTCGTAACTGCCTTGGTTCCATCTTCCTATGGTAAAGGTTTGATTAGAATTATCTTTTCTTCTTGTATTGGTATTGGAATACATGCTAGCAGCAGAATTGTTTAGGTAGTATTCCATTCCAGCACCATCATTATGGATCCAAACACAGTGGTTCCATGTTCCTGTCGATAGAGTCAACGCTGGGTCACCATCTGATGATGAAGTGTTCGGGGTTATAGCTCCGCTAGAAGTAAAGAACCATGATGCCATTTCTCCAGAGCTGTTAATGAACACTGAGAATATATTATTAGTGCCGTCAGTTCTATTCATAATTCCGTTGTAAGAATCACCATTTACATTCCAGTTATCTCCCCATACCCAAGCTTCAACTGTGAAGTCTTGGTTTGAACCATCATTATAATCAAAAGGACCAGTAATACCAGACGTAGTTGACTGTCCAAACTCGAAGTATCCATCCGAATTAAATACTGGTCCACTGATTGTGCCAGGGCCAGGTTTCTCATATCCTACAGAACTACTTGCGAGGTTCTTGACTGTGGTTGATGCTGTGATGGCAGTTCCATATGTTTTGACGTATCTGCCAGGAGTAGATCCTTGATTGACATTCATGCCCCAGATATCAATGGTGGTTTTGTCTCCTCCATTAACATTTCCATTTGGTCGAACAGCAATATAGTTTCTAACTGGAGATCCATTTTCTCCTGTAATTGTTCTCGTAACAGAAACTCTTACCCATTCACCAAATGGTACAGCATCTACCTGAGATGTAACATCGAGAGTGACATTATCACCAAGATAAAACTGAACGTTTCCAAAACTTTCTACTCTTCTAATCCAACAAGAAGCTGTGTAAGTTTCTCCAATTGTTAGTGCTGTTGGAAGTATATGATAAATCAATTCTTGATTAGTTTGATCACCTGATTGCCACCTCGAAGCATTATTAGTTCCAACAGGACTATCAATTCCAGTATTAGCAATTAGTGTTGCTCTGGAATATGATGAAGTATCTGTTCTCCATCCTGTGCTAATATTATTGAGTGTGAAGTCTTCAGAATATTTTGACAAATTCTCAGCACGATCATAAGTTGCTCTGTTTCCAAAGTCATAGTTCAGAAGCAGGTTGCTATCAGTTAAAATATCAGGACCAATCCTAGGTGATGTGTCAGGTGCTTCGTTGATATACTTAGACTTGGTGGCGTTGTAGTTT